TCCGGCTGTTCAATCTCACCTTCAATTTTAGGATTAAGATAAATACTGGGGTTTATATCAGGATTATCTCTGTTTTGTCTTACATACCAATAATAATCATAATCTTCCGTTGTATAATATGATTCGGGATTTGTTTTTCCATCAACATATCCATACAAATAAACATAAGCCTCACACAAACGACGTTTAATTAGCCCTTTCAATGGAGGATTATTGCAATTGGAGGTAAATGCTTCTTTTACAGTAACTTCATCAATCGGTTCGTTATTCGGACCTAGGACTCCCCGTAACACTTTGCTGATTCGATAATCATCTACTCCATCTGTCTCTATATCATCGACTACTGGACTGTCTGCCACATCATCTAAGTAATTCTTCCCTAAATTGTAGACAAACATTGCAATAGCATCAAATTCATTTTGTGTCACTGACAGATCATGTTTTTTAAGATAATCATTTGCGGCATTTTCATGTGTCACCAACTCATTTTCAAATAATTCTGATGCTTTGTTATCTGTTATCGAAACACAGACTGTCGAATATAAGAATTCGATTTCCTCTTCTCTGGAACTGGATGAATATTTTACACCTTTAGGAAGTTGTGATTTGCTTGTATACTTTCCATCAGATAATTTAGTTAGTAAAGCATCACTAACTAATGTACCGTGCCCAATCGTGGGATTTTCCCATCCATCACTATAATCGTGGTCATCATCATACAAAAGGTGCAAACCGTCTTTTTGGATACCGCCCTCAAGGTTTTTCAAAAGTTTTTTCCCCTGTTCAGACAGTTCCAGTTTACCGCTAACAACTTCCTTTTCCTTCACCGTCACCGTAAACGTAGCCACATTATTATCCGTTACGGTGTAATTGTCCGCTGATGCATATACAATAAAATTATGTATTCCCACATCAAGACCATTCACAGGAATCGTACAGTTTACCGTATGTGAATTTGCAGAAATGTCCGGTTGTCTGTAGCAGTTTATTCCGGTGACACTGTTCTGCACTGTAACAACTTTGAGATTTGCTCCCGCTCCTGCGGTTACTGTAAAGTTCACGATTAAAGATTCACCCTGTGTAACGGTATAGTTATCCTGCAATCCTGTCACGGTAGGTGCTACCTGCGGGAGTTCCATCTCAAATTTATCCCCTACAACAGTATAGCTTCCAAGATATGGACTATTACCATCATGACGTACTATAGAAGAAATCTGTAAATGATCGTTGTCAATGATTTGCAGTGTGACCTCTTTTGCTAATCCGACAAACCAATCCGGTGATACAGGGACGAGGGTAATCTCATCTGCAACTACACTATAGAAGAACTCAGTCGACATGGCTCCGATTTCGGAATCAAACCAGTTAAAAGTACCGGTATGATTTTCACCAAATGCAAAACTGGAAATTTTCTGGTTCATATCCTGTCCGGAAAGATTTGTAGTTTGCTTGAAGGTTTTCCCAATCAGGAATTCTCCCGGATTTTCCGTGATCGTGATTTTCTTGACAACATCTTCCCCGATGCTGTTTCCGTTGTTATCCGTTGCGAAAAGATGGACATACCAGCTTGTTCCGGCGGTCAGTTCGAGGGTGTGTTTATATCCTTTCTCATCCTCACCGGTCAGTGTTGTTCCCATGACAAAAGACGGGACGGCGGAAAGATCGAACTGGCTCGTTCCGATGTCATCTTCTCTGTGATATTTGATTCCCACGCCGGTTTCTGCATTGGCAATATTGATCTGAAGGTCATTCAGCCCGGTTTCCGCGGTTGTCGAGACAAGACCATTAAAATTGAAGATTGTATCTTCTTCAATGAGGATTTCGGTTGTATCAAATGTGGTGGTGATGGAAGTGGAAACGGAGTCAGGCACGAATGTTGCTGTGTTATATACTCTTCCGTCCGGCGCAGTCCATGTGGGAGAAGTCCAGCCAGAGGTGTTTCCTTCGGGGTAGTAAATGGTGAAACCGTTAGCCATTCCACCAAAAATATATCTTCCCCATGAGGTAGGGACATCACCATAGAAATAAGCTGCTTCAATTCCGGGGCAGGCGAAAAACACAGAATTTCCAATAGAAGTGACACTATCCGGAATTATCAGATTACCTGTGAGACCATCACAGTGATAAAATGCTTGATTACCAATGGAAATAACACTGTCGCCAATATTCAAATTACCTATGAAACCATCACAGTCTGAAAATGCGTATGCACCAATGGAAGTGACACTATCTGGAATTACCAGACTTCCCGTAAAACCAGTACAATTCGCAAACGCATGCATCTCAATAGAAGTAACACTGTTCCCCATAACCAGATTACCCGTAAAACCGTTGCAATTTGAAAATGCAGCAACTCCAATAGAAATAACACTATCCGGAATTGTTAGGCTACCAGATAATCTTTTACATCCATAGAATGCATAATCATTAATGCAAATAACACTATTCGGAATCGAATAATCAAACGCTTCTTTTCCCTCGAGACACATAATAAGTTCAGTTTTATCGAAATTGTAGAGAATTCCATCTACAGATGAATAAAATTTATTATCACTATCAACTATTATATTTTCCAAGTTTATGCATTCCTGAAATGCTCCCTTCTTTATAGAAATGACATTGTCTGGAATTATCAAATTACCTGTAAAGCCGGAACAACCAGAAAAAGCCCTCTCATTAATTAAAGTGACACTATCCGGAAACCGCAAATTGCCTGTAAAACCAGAACAACCAGAAAAAGCAGCCTTCTCAATAGAAGTAACACTGTTGCCTATCATTAGATTGCCAGTAAAGCCAGAACAACCAGAAAAAGCCTCCTGAGAAATGGTAGTAATACTGTTACCAATCGTTAGATTGCCAGTAAAACCAGAACAACCAGAAAATGCGCTCCCACCAATGTATGTGACACTGTCTGGAATTGTCAAATTGCCTGTGAAACCGGAACACTGATTAAAGGCGTTTCCCCCAATGTATGTGACACTGTTACCAATCGTTAGATTACCTGTAAAACTTTCACACCTGATAAAAGCATCATTCCCTATAGAAATGACACTGTCCGGAATTGTCAAACTGCCTGTGAAACCTTTGCAAAGATAAAATGCCCTTTTTCCAATAGAAATAACGCTGTTGCCTATTATCAAATCACCAGTGAAGCCAGAACAACCAGAAAATGCACTCTCACCAATAGAAGTAACACTGTCCGGAATCTTCAAATTACCTGTGAACCCCCTGCAGTCGGAAAATGCATTATTTCCAATAGAAGTAACACTGTCACCTATAGTTAAACTGCCAGTGAGTCTAAAACAATTAGAAAAAGCATAATTACCAATAGAAACGACACTATCGCCAATCATGAGACTACCTGTAAAGCTAGAACAATTATAAAACGCATAATCGTCAATAGAAGTAACATTATCTGGAATTGAATAATCGACCTCTTCTTTTCCTGCAGGGCAGGTAATAAGCAAGGTCTTGTCTATATTATATAGTATTCCATCCATTGATGAATAAAATTTATTGTCACTATCAACTATTATGTTTTCTATGTTTTTACAGCCAACAAATGCCATTTCCCCGATAGAATTAACACTATCTGGAATCGTTAGACTACCTGTAAAACCTTCACAACCATAAAATGCTCTTACACCTATTGAAATAACGCTATCTGGAATTGTCAAACTACCTGTGAAATCATCACAATAGTCAAATGCACTTCTCCCAATAGAAACGACATTGTTCCCAATTGTCAAATCTCCCTTAAACCAGCAACCATAAAACGCCGCGTATCCGATAGAAATTATAGTATCTGGAATTATCAAACTACCCCTAAAACCGTTACATTTATAAAACGCCTTGTCTCCAATAGCAGTAACCGTATACCCGTCAATCTCTTCCGGAATTACAAGGTCGCCGCTTTCTTCTCCTACAAATCCCGTAATCGTTGCGGTTCCGTCATCATTTACGACATATTTGAAATCTCCCGATACCATTGTATCCGAATATGCAGTTTCGGAAAGCATTTGAATTTCGTTTACATCGTCGCCGGTATAAATCTCTTCGTATGAAATCTGGTCACTGTCTTCTGCAACAATTACCGCTTCTTCTTCATCCGCCGCCAATACAGGGGTGAATATTCCCGTTGTCATGCAGATGCATAACAACAATGCAATCAGTCTGCGTTTTTTCATTTCTGTAATCCTTTCAATTCTCTATATAATAGGTGTTATATAGTTACGTCCTTATCCGCTTATTTCAGCGGTAATAATCAAATACCGACATAATGTTTTCTTTTGTCATTTCAAACCTGAAAAAGTCCACATAGTATTCGCTTTCCAACAACAGTTTATCCTGTATTTTATTTTGTTCCGCTGTAAAGGTATCTACCGAAACCCGTTTCCCATCCATCAGATAAACCCGTGTACTTAACGGGTCGTTTTCCTGCATACGCTTCTGGACAAACGATTTTTCTATCGCAAGTTCTCCGTTATTTATGGAAGCATAATAATCGCTCCAGTCAATCGCAAGGCTATTGACATAGTTTGCATATCGGATGTGGAATCGGTTCTGTTCTTCTATATAGCTGATTTCCGGGAAATACCCCGACATCTGCGCAATTTCCGTGGTTTCCTTGTTTCTGACCGTAGAAATGATGATCTCTCCCTGATTCAAATATCCGTCCGCCTGATTGAAACAGTTGGTTACGATCAGTTCCGGAATAATATCATCGTCTATGTATGCGGTAGTAAAATACAAATCAAGTTCGGGATGGTCATACATCAAACCGTACAGATAACTTGCATAAGCATTACAGTATTCACGGATTGTCAGGCTTTTTTCGTATGCCTTTTCAAATGCGGTGTCAAAATTTTCATGCGTATAGATATAGCATTTCTTGGGATCCTTTACATCAAAAGCCGTGAATATAAAACTACGCGCACCGTTGACATAGTCATACATTTCCTGCCGCTCTTCGTTGGTAACAGTAAAATATTCATTCCCTAATCCGTTATAAACAAATCCGGGTTCATCACCGCGCACATTTGTACCTACCTGTATATACGGTGTTCCGTCCATCTGATACAAGCCGGAAATACGGATATACTTGGAGTACACAGGGTCATTTACTCTCACATCTCCCCACGGGTCATAATCCCAGATTTTATTCTGATACGGAAGATATGTCATAGAACCGTAAGTCCCAAATGTATCGGTAAACAACGCCTGTCCGGTTTTGTCGTCGTAACGATAGACCTGAACTTCCACGGCGAGATCATCGTAATTTTTGGAATCCGCTGTCAGCGAAACAAGCAGTTCCGGAATATCGTCGGAATCAATAAACGCAAAATCAAATCTCCATGTGGAGGTATCAAAATTTGATGCGCATTTATCGAGCAGCTGCCGGAAAGCTGTTTTGGCTTTTTCGATACGGGTTTCTGCTGCGGCTGTGGTGTTTGCTGTGGTTTCGGTACCGGCTGCCGTTACAGGAAGTGCGGCGGTGGATGTCATAAGGAGACATAACAGTACGAAAATAAGTCTGCGTTTTTTCATGTTTGTTGTCCTTTCTGTGGTCTGTATAAATTTTTATATGTCACGACGTGATCTGCAATTCTGCGGTATCACTGAGCGTCAGTCGGTTGAAATGCAGGACGATTTTTTATTGCCCTGCCTACTGTTTTTTCAAAATTATCTGCTGTTACATCCTGCCCTCCTTCATAGCACCGAATCCTTATTCCTCGGTTGTAATTGTCACAGCTTTCTGTCAGTTCGTTAAATTCTTCCAGATTCCGTGCGTGATTGATGCGGTCAACCATCAGGACGTTGAAACTCTTTTCCAAATCAATTACGATATCCCATACAGCCCACTCTCCAATTTCCTGATAATTTTCAAATGCTCTGAGTTTGGCTTTATCCATTTCTATGTCGAATTTTATTATGTCCACCATAAATTCATAGGTATAATTTTCTGTCAGGTCTTTTCTTACATGGATAGTGTTCTTGAGCGTAAATATTGCACTTTCTAAAATATCGATGGTAGAAATAGCATATTCATCTGCATTCTGATATTGTTCGATGATGGATTGATAATTGCTTATTTGCTGTTCTTCTTCCCTTATTTTTTCTTCCCATTCAGCATAAAATTCTTCTTCGGTATTGCATAGTAATAATTTTTCATTCTCCGCAATATTAAGCCGTATGGAATCACATCTGTCGTTAATTCTGTCCATCACTTGTATTCCTTTTTTGCTCAAAAAACACGTGGATATGATATAGTTTGCAAGAAATTCATCCACCATATCCCGTTCAAATTCCTTACAGAGTTCTTCTCTTAAAGAAGTTATATAATCATGTTCGGAATGAACGATTTTCATATAGGTTTCCATTCCAAGCAAGGTTATCAATCGCTCTGTATTGTTTTTATATCCGGGATAAACCGCGGTGTAGTCTTCTGTACCTCGCTGTATTATATCCTTGTTCATTTTTATAATGTTATTAATACCGACATTGCATATCATTACCTCGCTATTTTTAAACGGTTCCACAAATCCTTCCTGCCATGCGGACAATCCTTCCCTTGTACCTACGCCGATATCTATCCCGTTATCTGCTATCAGCACTTTCAAATCCTGATTTTCCAGATGCCAAACTTCATGTGCCATATTTGCGGTTACTCTGCCAATATCATCAACTCCCAAATATATGGTATCGTTTTTTGTTATTCCTATTGCACCTTTTTTCTCCAACAGTTTAGCAGCTGCTTCTTCTTTGTCCTGTTCTTCAACCAGTTCCGCAACGCCTAACCTGTCTTTTACGATATCACAAAACATTTTCAGGTATTTTTCTTTAGAGAGTTTTTTATATGCGTATATTTTATCATAGGTCTGGTATATCTGTCGAAAGGAGTCCATAATTACATTTTTCATGGATTCTTCAAATGGTTTATCCGCTATGATTGACTGCAAATATTTATAATTTTCATCAGATTCGATATCTTCAAGGAGATTTTCGGGCGGTATCTGCTCTGGTGGAATTACTTCAGTACTTTCTTCAGAAGAAGTTTCGGGAGATATTTCTTCTGAAGAAACTTCTTCATCATTTTCTTCCGTTTCGGATAAGGTCAGAATGATTTCTGGACTTTCTTCTTCCACAAAAATTTCGGTTTCTTCCGGTTCAAGTAAAATCGGTATTTCTACCGTTTCTTCTTCAAGAGATGTCTCAAGGATAGTTTTTTCTTCCTCCGAAAAACATTCGCTTTCTGACGGTTCAGCCGGACGCAGGACAATAATTTCTCCTGTACTGCATGATGTGTGCAATAACAGAAATATGAGCAGAAATGCCATCTTTTTGTGGGCTTTCATTTGTAAAATCCTCTGTAGGCTATGTTTATGGTTGAACTGTATTTCAACTTAATGGTACAGGCTTGTCCGCAAAAGTATACCTTTCCGGACTTGACTTTTGTTCCAAAATATGTATAATTATTGTGTAAGATTTAATCAAATTATCGCTTTTTCTGTCGTTTTATCAACGTCCGGAAAGCGTTTTTGAAAGTATACTTTTGCGAATTTTTCCAGTTTTATATATCCATTTCCTTCACCTTTTCATAGAAGTAAGTGCGCCCGACTCCGAGCTGCTCCAATGCTTCTGTAATGGTGATTTTTTTATTTCTCCATTCTGCCGCTACTTCTGCAAAGTTTTCCGGAACCGGTCGTTTTGTTCTTCCGAGGTGTACGCCTCTTTCGCGTGCCGCCGCGATTCCTTCCGCCTGACGTTTGCGGATGTTTTCGCGTTCGGTCTGTGCGACATAGGACAATATCTGCAATACCAAATCCGCGATAAATGTTCCTGTCAGGTCTTTCCCCTTGCTCCGCGTGTCAAGCAGGGGCATATCCAGAATCACGATATCCGCCCGCTTTTCTTTTGTGATATATCTCCATTGTTCGATGATTTCATCGTAGTTTCTGCCCAGCCGGTCGATTGACAGAATGAACAGTGTGTCACCTTCACGGAGTTTTTTCAGCAGCTGTTTATATTTCGGACGTTCAAAATCCTTTCCGCTCTGTTTGTCAGTGTAGATTGCGTTTTCCGACAGTCCTGCTTCCATCAGCGCGTCAAGCTGTCTGTCCGTGTTCTGTTCCCGTGATGATACTCTTGCATAACCATATTGTTTTGACATATACCTTACCTCCTGTATACCCTATTGTAAAACATATACTGCAAAACAAAAAAGCCTGAAAACATTAGCTTTTGCTTTCAGGCACTTTTTTATTCCGGAGATATTCGTTCCAGTCTTTTGATACAGGCGGATACAGTTCCATTCGTTCCGAAAATGTATTCTGCAATTTATCCGAAAAAATTCTGCCCGCCTCGTCGTTATCAACACACAGGACAATGCGACCGCAATACACTTCACTCATGTGTTTTACAACATTTTCCTTCAATCCTCCCATTGACACAAATCCTTTCTTTTCAAGCGGTACATTATACGTCAACAGGACTTCAATAAAACTTATCAGATCAATTGCACTTTCAAAAAAATAAATATGTTCCGGTTTCCCGTAAACAAGATTGAACCCATATCCGTATTTTGAATTTCTGCTGATTCCTTTAAAACGTCCATCCTCTGTACTTCCGTGGATTTCTGCACCCACTGCCTTATGTCCTTCATCATACATCGGGAATACAATGTTTCTTGTACCGTATTCCTGAAAGATACAGCAGTGTTCGACCAAATGCAGAATCAGTTTTCTGTTTATCTTCCGTATGTCCGAAAGATACCGGACAGCACGCGCAGTGCTGATATCAAGACGGAGATCAGAAAACCGAAATTCCTGTATTTGTTGTGGTGTCAAATTTGTTTCCGGGGAAATATTCATGTAGTCCAGAAGCTCACCGACAGCAGTCATAAAATCCATCTGATAGAACAGCATGAGAAAGTCGATACTGTTTCCTTTTTCTGATCGTGCATTCCAATAAAATGAATTATCGGTAAAAACTAGACTGTCATGATTTTTGTGACGGTATCTTCTTCCGTCACGTCTCAGCGGTTCACCCCTGTATAACAGATATTCCCCTAAATTTACCCGTCTTGCTTTTTTAATCAATTCCTTTTCCATTTCTCACCACCGATATACAAGCCGTCAGTCATCGGCTTTTTATTGTATCAATTGCCCTTCTACAGTATATGTATGGAATTTAAAAAAGGTGCAGAGAATATTTACTGTTTCTGTGTCGCACTTTATTGATTCTTCTCATATTATATGGTATATATGAGTTGTAAACTTATAGAATTTTTTATAAGGGATGGTATACCAAAATGACGTAAAAAAGAACCGGAGAAAAACTTAACAAGAAAACACACTTTCTGAATATATTTCAATGAAGGTGTTTTCCAAATCGAAAAATATCGTTTGTTCGCTGAAAACATCTTCCTTTTATCCTGATAGAAAGGAAGGAATGTTTATGTGGCTTACAGGAGCTTGTTATATCAGGGTTTCAACAGAAGATCAGACAGAGTTCTCACCGGATGCCCAGTTAAAGGCAATCAAATCCTATGCACAAAAAAATAATATTACACTTACAAAACAGTTTATTTTCGTAGATGAAGGAATTTCCGGCAGACGTGCCGAGAAACGCCCGGAATTTATGCGGATGATCGCGCTTGCAAAAAGCAAACCGCGTCCTTTTGATGTGATTCTGGTTCATAAATTTGACCGTTTCGCACGTTCCAGAGAGGACAGTGTTGTTTATAAATCTCTTCTGAAAAAAGAAGCAGGAATTAAAGTAGTATCCATCACGGAGAGTATAGAGGACGACAAATTTTCCATCATCCTTGAAGCAATGCTGGAAGCGATGGCGGAATACTATTCACTGAATCTTTCGGATGAAGTAAAAAAAGGCATGACCGAAAAAGCCACGCGCGGAGGATTGCAGAACGGTGCGCCGTTTGGGTATAAGGTTGTCAACAATACCCTTGAAATTGTTCCGGAGGAAGCAAAATTCGTCAAGTTAATTTTTGAGAAATTCGCTTCCCGAGAAATGGGATATCGGCAACTGGCACAGTATGCCAATGATGTCGGAATCCGGACACATAAAGGAAATTATTTTGAAAACAGGACAATCGAATATATCCTCCGGAATCCCGCTTATATCGGGAAACTGCGCTGGACGCCTACAGGTCGAACCAGAAGGGATTTTAACAATCCCGATACGATTATTGCGGAAGGTCAGCATGAAGCAATTATTGACATTGCTCTGTGGGATCGGGTGCAGAAGGTTGTCGGTGAAATCAAGGAATTGTATCATCCGAAACAGAAGTCCACAACACAGATTCACAACTGGTCGTATGGGCTTGTAAAATGCGGGAACTGCGGCAAAAGTCTTGTTATCAGTCAGCGGGATTATTACCAATGCGCGGCATACAGCAAAGGAACCTGCAAGGTCAGTCATGGTGTAAAGATATCAAAACTTGAAACTCTCATTATGGAACAGATCAAAAAGGATTTTGAAGGAGAACTTGATATCCGGATTGTTCCGAAAGTCAGCGATACCGAAAGCACCACGGAATATGAAATCCTGCAGGAACGCTTGGAAAAATGCAAATTGAAAGAAAAGCGCATGAAGGAAGCCTATCAGGACGGTATTGACACCCTTGAAGAATACCGCGAAAACAAGGCATCCGTGGAGAGGGAGAAAGAAACGCTTCTTTCTCAGCTTCAGGCGTTCAATTCCGGATTGAAGCAGGACAAAAATGAAGATAATAAAACGATTTATCAGCGTATTGAAAGTACATACGCACTCTTAAACGACGAAAGTGTACCGATTGACGTAAAATATCAGGCGGCACACTTTCTCATAAACAAAATTGTCTATAAAAAACAAGAGCAGATATTGTATCTCGAATACAAATAAAATACAGAAGAATTCAGGCATAGAAGGTTTTGAAGACATGGTTTTTCCGTCCACCAGATCGGGAATCCCTTCAGTGAACGCACGGACGATACTTGTGATGATCTGCGGAATGGCACGGATGATTTCATTTATGATCTGCGGCAGATTTTCGATGATCGCCGTGAACAGCTTAATACCCGTATCGACGATGAGAGGGATATTCTCAACGAAGGCGTTAATGATCGCTGTGATAATTTCAGGAATCGCCACGATGATCATCTCAATAATCTCCGGCAATGCCTGAATCAGAGCCACAAGCAGGTCAATCCCTGCCTGTACGATCAGCGGCAGACCTTCCATCAGAGCGGTGACAATGCCCTCAATGATCTGCGGCAGTACAGCCACGATAGTTTCGATGATTTCCGGTAGAGCCTCTACCAGTGCGGTAAGAAGCTGAATCCCGGCTTCGATGATCTGGGGGATTGCTGATATGATGAACTCCACGATTGCCGTGATGAGTTCCGGTAAGGCTTCCACAAGCTGTGGAATCGAATCAAGGATACCCTGTGCCAGACCGAGAACAAGTTCCAATGCGGCGTCCAAAAGCATCGGAATATTGTCGATGATCGTCTGTACCACCATCGTGACCATTTCAATCACGGCAGGAATAAGTTCCGGCATAGCTTCTGCGATACCGCTTGCCAAAGTGGTAACCATCTGAATCGCCGCTTCCACAAGAGTGGGCAGATTCTCAACAATTCCATCCACCAGAGCGAGGATCAGCTGTACTGCACCTTCGGTAATCTGCGGCAGAGCGGAGATGATGCCATCCAGAATCGTCATGACCAGTTCCACGGTCACTTCGATCAGCATCGGCAGATTTTCCAGAATCGCATTTCCGACAGAACCAACGATGTCCGTGCCAAGCTGAATGAACATCGGTAACTGTTCGGTAATCACCGTGGCGATCTCACCGACCGCATTTCCGATAGCCACACTGATCTTCCCAAAGTCCCCGTTAGCGTTGTTGATCTCATTGGAAAGGGTCGAAAAAATGTCCGTGATCGCACCGGAAACCTCGCTGACCGCAGGCAGAAAAACGCCCTCGATGGAGCGTTTCGTTCCTTCGAGAGCCGAGTTCAGGTCATCGTATTTGATTTCGTTGATCTGCGACAGTGCGTCGTACATCTCCATCGTGCCGGATTCCATGCTTGCCAGCACGGGCAGGATGTTCGCTTCAAGGTCCTCGTACATCGTACCAAACAGGTTGACCGCAGCGGTGTTTTTCGCCATCGGGTCTTCCATGGCATTCAGCGCATTGACTACCTCAAAGAACGCTGACCTTGCAGAATCGCCGCCATCAGCAAACCGAGCCATCATTTCCTCGGCGTTCATGCCAAGTGCGGTAAAGGCTTCGATGGTTGTGTCACTTCCGTCTTTTGCACGGATGTTGAATTCCTTGACCGCATCACCGACCTTGTCGATGGAGAACACACCGGCTTCCGCACCACCGATCAAGCCCTGCAGGAATTCTTCTGCGGACAAGCCGAGCGCGGCGTACTGCGCGGAATACTCGTTGAGGGTGTCGAGCAGATCGCCGTTCTGGTCAGCACCGTTCTGTGCGCCGACCGCGATGATGTTGTACGCTTCTTCGGCGGACAGACCGAAGTTCTTCATCAGCGCATTAGCGGTTCGGGCAGATTCCTGCAGTTCATAGCCAAAGGTGTCCCGGAGAGCGAAACCGGACTCAGTGGCTTTTTCAAGTTCTGCGCCGATCAGTCCAGTGGTCTTCTGGACATCGGAAAGTCCCTGGGCTACATCCTCAAGCGAATCACCGAAGTTGTGTGTGTACACGTTCTTAGCCGTTTCGCCGAGGGATTCCAGTTCTGCTCCGGTTTTGTCCGTGGCGGCGGAGATCGTATTAACTGCCTTGTTGTAATCGTCACCAAGGGTGATGAGTTCCTTGCCAGCCGCCACCACAGCCGCACCAATTGCCGCGACCGCACCGCCGATGGCAGCACCGATGCCGCCTGCGATACTGCCGAGGTTATTACCTCGGCAACTCCACCTATCCGTGGCAGTATGCCTATGTCACCAACCTGTACATCAACGGCACGAAATTCGATCCGTCCGCATCGTCCACAAGCGGAGCGGATTTCGCCGGAAAGCAACTCACCATGGGCGGCAGTACGTCCTATTACATCATCTGCAATACCTCCCGTGAACTGCGCCCGAATTCAACATCCACTACATACCCGTTCTACCTTGGATCAGCATCCTACTACTGGCATTACGCTTACATTGGATCGAATACGGTGTCCATCGGAAGTACCAAGTCGTCAAAACTCGGCTTTTTCGGCACGACTCCCATTATAAAGCAGACACTCTCCACCACATCCAACAACATGAGTTATACCAGCACCGCTGAACAGCCGAACGAAAAGGAAAGTAGCCGCTTATGCTCGTGTAAGTACCGATCATGAAGAACAGCAAAGCAGTTACGAGGCTCAGGTTGATTACTACACCGCATACATAAAAGGAAGAGAGGATTGGGAGTTCGTTTCCGTATATGCGGATGAAGGGATCACCGGCTGTAATACTAAGAAACGTGACGGATTCAACAGCATGGTGGAGGATGCTCTGAACGGAAAGATTGACCTCATCATCACAAAGTCCGTCAGCCGTTTTGCCCGAAATACAGTGGACAGTCTTACCACCATCCGAAAGCTGAAAGAATACGGTACTGAATGCTACTTTGAAAAAGAAAACATCTGGACGTTCGATGGTAAAGGCGAACTTCTCCTGACAATCATGTCCTCTCTCGCACAGGAAGAGAGCCGATCTATTTCTGAAAACTGTACTTGGGGACAAAGAAAGCGATTTGCAGATGGTAAGGTCACAGTTCCGTTCGGCAGATTCCTCGGCTACGACCGGGGTCCCGATGGGAATCTCATAGTGAACGAATCCGAAGCGGTCACCATACGACGAATCTACAGTATGTTTTTACAGGGGACTTCACCTTATATGATCGCAAAAATACTGACAACAGAGGCTATCCCCACTCCTGGGGGAAAGCCGACATGGAGTTCGAGTGTAGTCCGTAGTATTCTGAAAAATGAAAAATACAAAGGTGATGCTCTGTTGCAGAAGTCCTATACTACGGATTTTCTTACCAAAAAGAAGAAAATCAACGAGGGAGAGATTCCGCAGTATTATGTGACAAGTAATCACGAAGCGATTATACAACCGGAAGTGTTCGATATGGTTCAGCGAGAAATGACATATCGCACTAAAGAATCAGGGAAGAAAAGTGGTGTCCACCTTTTCTCCGGAAAGGTAAAATGCGGTCAGTGTGGTGAGTGGTATGGATCAAAAGTGTGGCACTCCAATGATCCTAAATACCGCAAGGTGGTATGGCAGTGTAATCATAAGTTTTCCGGCGAAGACCGATGCATTACACCGCATCTTACCGATGATGAAATCGAGCGTCTTTTCATATCTGCGGTGAACAAGCTGATTTCACAGCGAGAAACTATCGTCACAGTTTTTACCGAAGCGATGCGGACTGCCCTTGATACCACGCATCTTGAAGAAACAGCTTCTGGGCTGGAAAGCGAAATGGCTATTGTTTCCGACCAGATGCAGAAATGTATATATGAAAACGCACGGGTTGCACTCGACCAGGATGAATATAAACGGAGATACGATGAACTGACTGCCCGGTTCGATACAGCAAAGGCTCGGTACGATGAAGTTAGAGTCACCATTGTCGACAAGCAGAACCGTAAGGCTACCATAGAACAGTTTTTGCATACCCTCTCCGAACAGGAGCAGATGGTCGAATCCTTTGACAAGAACCTCTGGTGCGGACTGGTCGATTATGTGACGGTATACTCCAGGGATGACATACGAGTTACCTTCCGAAACGGAACGGAAATTAAGGAATAAGCACAGACAGCAGAACACCTCACTACCATGACGGCAGTGAGGTGTTTTCAGTTATCGTGACCTTGCCGTGTAACGCAAACAGCACCACTGGTAAGTAGTGCTGTTGCTCCTTGATGGCCCTATTTACTTTACTTTGTTATATTGTAGCCCCGGAGAACCCGTTTTATTGCTCTCATACTCTCTAAAAGGATACGGCTCTCTTCCTGGGAACAATCGAAGAGAATGTCCATTTCTTCTTCTGTA